AGGTAAATTCCTTTGCTCGGCTTTGGTAGTTTCTGTTTGTTGAGCAGTTATTGGCACTACAATTTTGTTAAGGCCGCCAGTTCTATTTTGCACAATTTCGTTGGCAGCTTGGTTAATAGTGCCAGTGACTGTGGAATTAATAATAGACCTACCTTCAGTTTTTAATCCTGCCGAAGTTAATTTTTTTGCATTTTGATAAGTGTTAACTGTGGCAATTGCAGTAGATAAAAAGTCTAATGGACTTTCTTTCCAACGTCCTGTGGAAATGTCTCCGAACACATCTGCTATTCCGGCTAACACTCCGCCAGGCCCTAACAATGTAGGAGTTCCACCCCCAGCCACTGACAACGGACTTGGTGTGCGATCGTAATGGTCCAATGCAAATCCCAATGGATTGCCTGGTTGAACTCTTCCACTGCCAAATTTTACAGCTTCGTAATCAAATGTCATTGTGCATTCTTGCGGCTGGCCAGAATTATAGTCAACGGTGTCAAATGCCCAGGATTTCACTAAAGGATTTATTAATTCATAGCTGACAAATTCTTGCCTAGCCATCTGGTAAACTACAATGCTGTCAAAGAATGGATAAGAACTGTCGTTGTCCAGGCCATACCTATAAGGTGTTCCACGCTGCATGGCATTTCTTTTGTAACTGCCCGATACGGTAGCAGTGCTAGGGGTTGCATAATAATAGCTGTAATAATTCTGCCATAATCGGTTTATAACACTGTAGTTGTCGTCATGAAACTTGATAGTTACTGGTTGAAAACTTTGTTTAGTTTGAACGTGCTTAATTCTGTTATACTGATTAACTGCGTCAGTTTGCATGGTAAAACTTGGTAATGATACACTTTTAACTAATAAGTTTACTTCGTTTTGATTTTGCAATATCAACGATGGAATCTTGTAGGCAGCGGTATTAACTTTAAGACATACGTGAAATAAATGTTTGTGCTTAGGTGCCAGGCGAAACGTGTCATCTGAGAATGTTCTTGCCGCGTGTTGAAAATCGCGCATTTGCCCGCCAGGGTTTGTAATCCCTGATAAAAAGCCATTTAATTTATTTGCCATACAATTATTTATTCAAATAAAAAACTCAGTTTTACAAAATAAAAAAAGGCTGAACGAATCAGCCTTTTTTAAAACTATGAGTCGGTTATGCAGGTGCGCCACCAATACCTGAAGCTTGTTCACCGCCAACTTTACGGGTTGTCTGGACTCCGACACCAGCAGTGCTACCTATCTGGTTAGCGTTATCAAACTTGATAGTCATTTGAATTGTCATAGCTTCGTTAGTGCCGTAATTCATTTCTTGGTAGTTAACGTTTTCTAGATAGCAACCATATAGTTCCCATTGTTCAAGAACTGTGGGTGCGTTGTTTCCGTTGCCACCGTCTAACATTTCAAGACGTGTCTTAAACTTATAATCTACGCCAGCAGCAGCACTTGACATTTCTAAGAAATCAAATTGCTTTTGCACTTGGCTGCCAATTAATCTAGATACCTTGCCCGTGGCATCGTCACGTAGTGTTGTTTGCACAGTTTGCCATGCATGACGACCAGCAACATAGATTCTTGAATTATATGTTGGCAGTTCGATAGCTTCAAACTGCACTGTAGGTCTAGCAAAAGATACTACTTGTTTAGTGAGCTCTTGCACTTCTGCTCCATCTCCAAAATTTTCAAACGTTACACGAAATCTATATTTTAATTTTGGATGTAGCATACCAGTAGACGCCCCGTCCATTGGCACTGTGAATTTACTTAATGATGATGACATTTATGTTCTCCGTCGTAGTATTTATCAATTAACCTAGAGCTGCAATTTCGCCAGTATTCTTAATTCTCAATGGAATGTAAATAAACTCCACTGCTTTAACTGGCTCAATTGCAATATCTACGTGTAATTCATTACGATCGATTCTAGCAGGTGTGTTGTTAGATTCATCACATACTACTAAAAAGTCGTATAACGCACGTTGTCCTACTAACTCTAACATTAGACTTTCGCAGGCATTTTTAATTTGATCTCTAGTCAACTTGTCATTAGGTTCGAACAAGTAAGGTTTAGCTAATTGATTTAATTGTCTACGTAGATATACAATCAAACGTGCTACGTTAATTCTATCCAATGCGCTGGCATTTCTAGCACGAGTATATTGACCGTATGCTACTAGTCCAGAACCTGACAAGAATGTAATCGGGTTAGTCTTAATACTAGCCATTGTATCACGTTGGCCTTCATTTAGAGCAACTGTCTTAAACTCGCCTTCGCCGTCAACATAACCAACGGCTGTTGCGTTGGTAATGCCACCACGTCTTGTTCCAGCTGGTGCAAACCATGGATAAGCAACTTGGTCGTTTAAGCTCATAGTGCGTAGCATCATATGGCTTGGAGGAACAACAATGTTGTTTCCAGCGTTGTCGCTTGAGAAACCCCATGGATAGTAAACGCCTAAATATTCATCAAAGCTAACTAACCCAGTGTCATCATCTTGTGTGGCACCTTCTACGTTGTTGCCCCAATTGCTGATACTAGTAGCACCATTTGGTAATCTTGCAGAACTATCTCCAATAACAAATGCTGTCAATGCACGATCATAGTTCAAACTGATCAACTCGCCAATTAGTTCAGGATATCCTGGGCAAGCTAACAAGTTAAACACACGACCGTCAGTGTCTCTAATGTCAACGTTGCTGTTTACTGTGGCCTGTAGTGCTTGAACAACTACAGCACGTTGTGACTTACGTCCAAATGTTCCAGCGCCATTGGCTTGGTTAGCACTTTCTGTTACCCAACGATTTGGATAATATGCTGCCATTGATTCACCAGGATTGGCACTGTTTCTTTCGTTATCGGCAGTTAAGTCGATGTAGTCACGAACAAATCTCTTAACGTTGAAGCCTGAACGACGTAGATTCCATAGCAACATACCTTTTGGATATAATGCTGGATCTGGACAGTCTGGATCAACATAGTCGCTTGATAGTAAATCAACAATAGTGCCTTGTTCATCACTGTTTGCACCAGCAGTGTTATAACGTGCGTCGGCAAATAATACACCATCTTCTGAGCTTTGATCTGTTTTGTCAACTAGTTCCCAACGTTTTTCAATTGGAAGAGATACTAAATTTGCGTTGTATTTGTAAATTGTTGGGAAGTTTTCTGTGTCGCTAGTGTCAATCCACAAATCACCTGTTACCAATGCAGTGTCATCACTTTGTAATGATGGTGCAGCGGCTGCAACTAACGGACCAGCTGGATCTGTTCCAGTGTAGTCATTATAGTTATTATAGCCTACCCAGTTATCACCGTCGTTGATCAAAATGTCAATTTCATCAATAACTGAACTATACCATAGTTGTCCGTCTGTTGCCAATGCAACCACCGGATCACCACTGGCTTCATATGACAATGCTTTCCATAAAGATGCAACATAGTTGTATGTTGTGCCTGTTCCTGCAACATACAAGTTGCCAGTAGTGGCTACACCACTAGTTGCAAAAATGTTGTTGAAAGGAGTATTCAATGCTTCTGTGATATAAACATCACCGCCAGTAGCATGACTAATAGTTAATCTATTTTGTGCATCAACACTGGCGCTGACATTGGTCATGCCAGCTGAGTTAATTCTACCGGCTAGTGTATCAGCGTCATCAACTGAACCTGCGCTGGTGAAGCTAATCAAATAGTCACTGCTGGTTGCATCCTGTCCTGTGATACTTTCTGCTAGTTTGAAAGAATAATTGTTTGCTGGGAAACTTGTTGCGCTGATTGCTGCACTAATGATAGCAGTAGCACCTGTAGCGTTTCTTCTGTAAATTTTTGCAGTAGAAAGTCTAGGTGTTAAATCTAAACCGTAATCTTCTTCAATATTGAATTTTGCAAACAATGCGCCTACAGGAAGATTTGCACCACCACCAGTTGAATCTAACCCGTTTAATGCAGATGAACCGTTGGCATACATTGGCGTTGCCACTTCTTCCCATGCTGCGGTTGAACTGTTAAAACGTTTTGTTCTAATTCTTGCACCTAGATTAGGTTCAGTAGTCTTAATCCATACAGACCCAGTTGGACGACCTACAGCAGAAGCTGGATTGTCTGTTCTCTTGTATGTAGGAACACTGGTGTGTGGTTGAATTGATAACTTAGGAACTAGATAATCGTCAGCAGTAATACCAAGTGCTGTCAATGCTGTTCCGCTAATGCTGATAGTGTTAGCAGCAGTGCTGTCACCTTCAGATGATTCAATCACGTTGTTTGAATAAATTTCTAACTTGCTGTTAACCACTGCGGCATACACACCTCTGTTGTTGTATGTGCCAACATTGATAGCTGCTGCCGCTGCTGTCAGCGAAGATGAAGACAGTGTAATTGTTGATAATATTTCACCATCAACTGTGAAAATAATTGTTCCACTCACTGTTGCAGGACTTGCTGTTCCAGCAATAGTTGGCCAACTTTGTGCCCACTCTGGAGAACCAACAACAACCCAAGCACCGCTACGGTTTTTATACCAAGTAGTCAATGTGCTAGTTACTGCTACAATAGCATAACTGCCAACTGATCCTACTGCTGTTTTAGGAGTATAGTCGCTACCGTCAAAGTCTACAACTTTAGTTGTATCTGTGATAACGATCGGTGCTTTATTAGTAAACTTTTGGCCAACACCACCGGCTGTGATAGCATCGCTGTTCCACTCAAAAATACCCCATTTAGTATTTTGTGTGTCTAGCCAATATGTGCCGTTTGGTGGAGTTGTGCTAGGTGCTGTTGCAATTGGATCTAATTGTCCTAGATCAACATCTGCACGAACAATGTATGCACGATTGCTAACACCTAGTAAACTGTAGGCAGCTTGTAGACCATATTCATTCTGTTCGCCAGCATGAATAGGATTGTTATTACTGTCTGTCTTAAACATTGGATCGCCGAATGTATCAGCTAAATCTTTCTGACTTGTTATTAGATACACTGTGCCTGCATTAGCAGCCAATGTTCCTGGAGCAGTGCCAGTGCCTGATCCATTTGATTTGTTTTCTTCTGAAGCGACGATGATCAACGGAACTGTGCCAGGCTCAGCTGGTGTGTAGAATGATTCGTCGATTACGCTAACTTGAACGCCGGGTGATGATAAAGCCATCTTGATATCTCCTAAGAGTCTTTTACTAGTTTTATTTACCCAAACATTGCAAAAAAGCAGTGGTTATGAAATAGCAAAAGGGGACAAAAAGGGCAATAAATAAAGAATGACCCGACCTTTATGCGGTTGCGGGCTTAGGCCGGCAGCTATAAATTACAAAAAAGGCACTAAAATCTACTATAGATCAAAGTGCGAATTGTGCTTACGTTACGGCGGGGTAGGCAAAGGTATGCCCAAATGGTATCAAGACGGGTATCGCATGAAAGCGGTATGCGATAAATGCGGATTTAAATCCAAGTATAAAGAACAGTTTAATGTTTTTCACATAGACGGCAATCTCAACAACAGCCGTTCTGCTAATCTTAAGACAGTGTGTGCAAACTGTCAACGAGTTCTTCATAAGGAAGGGACACAGTGGCGTCAGGGCGATCTGTTACCAGATTTTTAATCTGTTTATACAAGTCATCAATGCTGCCGTTGTTGTCTAGAGTATAGTCAAAGTTACTGCCAACCCAGGCTGTTTCACTGGCATGTATGCCTAGACTTTTGAGTTTTTCTGCGGCAAATGCATCACCGTGATTGGCCTTGGCAGCCATTATATGCCAACTTGGTAATTCTCCACGTTGCACCCAGGCAATTTTTCCTCCAGCGGATTTAATACTGGCGATTTCGTTAGGAAATCTACAATCACTGATAACAACGTTATCGCCACTTTTTCTAAGTTTGTTTTCTACGCTGGCAATCCATATATCGTCATGAAATCCTGCCCGGCATACTTCTGTGCCCCAATACTGTAGAATCCAGCGAGGCGTAATCTGTTGGCCTAAACGTTCACTCCACCATTGATCGGGCTGTTCACGCCATTCTCGAGCTTCTTTAGTTCTGCCTTCTAGCATGATTCTATCCCAACCAAATACAGCCGCAACTGCATCTTTGAGAGTGTTGGCAAATGACTCTCGTCTAAATTCGTGGAAGTTTACTAGATAGTCAGCGACTGTGTCTTTGCCGCTGCCGATGAAACCGCAGATTCCTATGATCATATTATCTCCTGAGATAATATATTTTATAGAAAATTGTTGGCTGTGTCAACCTATAATGAATGTATAACCAGTGCCGCCGGAAACAAATGTTTCCAATTCTTTGTCCAATGCAGCCAATTCTTCTTTGCCCGCTGATTTAAGATCAGCACCATTAAGTCCACCTGCACCACCTGGGCCGGCAATCTGTCCAAACTTGCTACGTGCTTCACCTAGTATGATTTTGGCCACTGCTAGACTGTAGTCTTTGAGCCATTGCTTGGCATACAGGTCTGTGAGCAAGGCCCAGTCCGGACGATAGTTGTAGGTTCTCATCAAGACAATCTCGCCACTGGCAAATGGTCTTTGTAGCACACGGAGAATATGTGTGTTGGGATTGTAGTGATATTCGATAAAGCTACCAAACATACGACCCACTAGTTCTTGATACTGTGCAAATAGTTCATAGGTTAGTAACCCGCCTAATGCTGAGCCGCTGAGCAAATAGGTGTTAGTGTAGGCCAGGTTGAACGGTTCAAATAGTGTGCCACCACTGCCACTGCCAGATCTACTGCCAATACTGCGTCTAAAAAGCTGTCGGACTTCAATGATTTCGTCAGGTAGGCGATATTCATTTTGATCAGTGACAAACTCCAGGAAACTGTAGCTTTCTTCTACAGCATTAGGACTACGTTGACGAAAACGTGTTAGCGCACGATCAACAGCAGTTTCATAATGTATAGGATCAAGCTCTACATCTACCATGCCGTCGCCCAGCATAGCACGTATGTAATCGTAGACTTTTTGACGTTCTTCTAAGTTGCTATTT